AAGATCGGAATCCTCTTTCTAAAAAGAATTATGCTGGTGGTTATTTGTTTTGTCCTAAAGCAGGTATCTACAATTATATGTTTGATGAGGATTTGACCTCACTGTATCCCTCAATTATTATGACTGTTAACATTGGTAAAGAAACAATGATTGGTCGTATTATTGATGCTGATGATAGAAATAATCGTTTAGGTTTAAATGATTTGAAACAAAGGGATCCTGAAGAAGACCTTATTATTGAAAACTCAAAGCGTAAACGCACCAAAATGAAGGTAGGTGAATTGATTATTTACCTTGAAAAAAACAAATGGGCTATCTCAGCGAATGGAGTATTCTTTGATACAAATCGAGAATCAGTATTATCTACTATCTTGAAAAAATGGTTTGATGAACGTGTTTTGTATAAAAATGAAATGAAACGTGCTTATAAATCAGGTGATAAAGAAGCTGGTGCTGGTTTCCATATGAAACAATATACTATGAAGATTTTGTTGAATAGCTTGTATGGCGCAACTGCTCTTGGTAGTTTCCGTTATGGTAATGTTATTTTATCTGAAGCAATTACTTTGAGTGGTCAACGTATTATTCAAGAAAGTGCTTTAGCAGCAAACCGTCACATGAATAAGGTTATTAAAGGAGAAATTAATTTAAAACTAAAAAAAGGTGATTTACAACACAAACCAGGTGAAAGGATGACTGTTGTTGGTACTAGTTTTAGTTTAGGAACCAGTGAATCTTTAGAAAGATAATGAAGCATATAGAAGATACTCCTTGGTGGATTTGTGATCCTGATGATACAAATTATGTAGCATATTCAGATACAGACTCTATCTATATTCATGCTGAACCTTTATTACGTCATTTATATCCTGATTTTGATCAGATGTCAAGTGAAGGCAAAGATGATAAATTAGAGGAAATTGCTCTTAAGTATCAAGACATTATCACTGATTCTTACAATGATTTAGCTAAAAATTGCTTTAATGTTCAAGAACATAGACTTGAAATGAAGACTGAATGTGTTATTCGTTCAGCTTATTTTAGAGCAACAAGACGTTATGCCCAGTGGATTACAAAACAAGAAGGTATTACAAAAGAATCACTTGATGTTAAAGGTCTTGAATTTAAGAAAGCTAATTTCCCTCCAGTATTAGGTGATTTCTTTAAACAAGCATTGGTTGATGTGTTGAAAGGCGCGAAGCAAAGTGATATAGATGCTCGTGTTAAAGCGTTTAAACAGCAAATATTAGACGGTAGTATACCGCTTAATGCGCTTGGTAATCCAACATCTGTTAAAACACTTAATAAGTATATTGAGCGAAAAGCTAAAGCAGGTGAAATGTTTTCTGTTGTAGCTAAAGGTGCCCCCGCCTCAGTTAGGGCAACTATTGTGTATAATGATTTAATTAGTTTTTGGAAACTAAGCAATCAACATAGTTATATTGTACAGGGTGATAAGGTTAAATGGATTTATCTTAAACCTAATCCATATCAAATTGAAGCTATTTCTTTCCTTGACTTTGATATGCCTGATAAGATACGTACATTCATTGATGAATATGCAGATAGAAAGAAAATTTTTGAATCTATTTTATTAAACAAATTAGAAGGTTTTTATAATGATTTAGGTTGGGTTTTAAACTTAAATCCCTACCAAGAAATGTTTTTTAATTTTTAATTATGGCTAAAGTATATGGTTTATTTTTCGGCGGACATGGTTACTCAACAACTCTAATTGTTGACGGTGAAATCAAGTACGCTGTAGAAGACGAAAGAATTACAAGAAAAAAAGCGGGTTACAGCTGGTTTGAACCCCCTGTTCATTCACTTGAAGCAGTTGAAAAAGCAAGTGGTATTAAACTTGAAGACGCAGATAAAATTGCTATTTGTGATCCTACTTTACTATATGTGGTACAACGAGATAATCTAGATATTAATGACCCTCAGAGTACTATGGTAAAGTTTAAACAACGTTTAGTAAACCTTAAAGATAAAATTGAGTGGGTAGGTCACCATGAAGCACATGCTTGTAGTACTTATTATGTCTCTGGCTTTACAGATAAAACCTTAGTTCTTACCTCAGATGGAGGTTCATTTGAAAAAGACTATGGTAGTATTTGGTTAGGTGAAAATGGAAAAATTAACCAAGTACATAGAATTAATTTACGGGAACAGGGTTCTATGGCTAATTTATGGTTCCATGCTTGTGAGTTTTTTGGTTGGAGAGGTACTAAAGATGAAGGCAAAATCATGGGAATGGCCGGTCACGGAGAATACAATGAATATTTGTATAACGCCTTTAAAAGTATTGTAAAATATAGAGGTGATCTTAAATTTGATTGGGCTGAAAATGGTTTAAGAGCTAATTTTGTTTATTCTCGTTTACAGGAAGAAGGTTGGTTTGAAGGTAAGAAAAATAGACAAGATTTTGCTTTTAACCTTCAAAAATACACTGAAGATATTTTTATGGAATATCTAAATGATGTGTCTAAAAAATATCCTAAACACCGAAGTCTAGCTTTAGCAGGTGGTTTATTTGCTAACGTAAAACTTAACCAAGTAATCAACGAATCAGGACTTTATGATAGAGTATTTATTTGTCCTGCTATGGGTGATGATGGCTTAAGTTTTGGGGCTGCTATTAAAGGTTCTATTACCTCTGGTGATTGGGATGGGGTTAAACAATTAGAAAATGCGTTTTTAGGTCTTGAATATACCCAAGAAGAAATTGATACTTATGCTTCTAGTTTAGAGGTTGAATCTTGGGATTTAGATTATAAAAATGTAGGTAAATTAATTCATGAAGGTAACATTATTGCTTTATTTAATGGCCGATTTGAATTTGGACCTAGAGCATTAGGTGCTCGTTCAGTAATGGTAAGACCTACAGATGCTGAAACACATGAGGTACTTAATACAAGATTGGAACGACATGAGATTATGCCTTTTGCTCCATTTGTGTTAGCTGAATACGCTGATATTGTATTTGATGTTAAGCAATCTCAACATGCTGCTGAATTTATGACTATGTGTTACACAGTTAGAGATGAATGGGCAGATAAAATACCAGCTGTAATTCATAAAGTAGATAATACAGGTCGTCCCCAAATTGTATATAAACACAGAAATCCTGTATTTTGGAATATTCTAAATGAATACCATAAACTATCAGGTATTCCTGTTATGTTAAATACTTCATTTAATGGTCACGGAGAACCTATTATTAATGCCCCTGACCAAGCATTTAGTCACCTTATGAGAGGTACTATTGATTATTTAGTAGCTGGAAATAAAATTTATAAAAAGAAATAATATGGCAAGCACAGTTAATGTAGAGTACAACCATTTTGAGGCAGGCCCCAGAATAGCAGTTTTTGGAGATAATCCAGTATTAGTTTTTTGGTCTACTGAAATTAATGGAGTTAAAAAATTTGTTGATCAACAAGTTATTGAACCTGGATATTGGTATCAAGTTGCTAGACAATGGTTTAACAATTGGATTATAGAAGCTTACGAATGGAATAAAGGTAATCTTTTAAAAATTAAAGAAGACAAATTTAATCCATATAATAAAGATGTTTATTTCCGTTTAGATGAAAATGGTACTATTGAGGAACATGAAGAATATATGAAAGCTTGTAATGATTTTATTTCTTATTGGAATTCATCTAATTATAGCATTGAAACTCCCCATGCTCAGGATCTATTAAAAAAATATCCTGAGGTAAAGCTTTCACAAAAGATTATGGATGAAAATTGTTATGCATCTTTTGATATAAAAACCACCCCAAGTGCTTTTTCTACTTTTGAGAATTTTGGAGTTTACGGACTTAATGATGAAATGGTTTACTTTAATCACCACCACCCAGAAAATCCAGAAGGTATGACTTCTTATGAGTTTGCTAAAACAATTTTGTTTGGGCCTGATTATTCAAGAATTGAAGAATTTATTTCTTGTGATTGGACTCTTAAAGAAAGGATCGTATCTTAATACAAAATAACAGTTATGATAAGTAAAAATACTATTCAATCTATTATTTCTAAATATTATTTGGGAGTAAATGAATCAGTAAAATGGACTATTGCCAATAAAAATCTAGAAATTAATTTTATGACACCTACCAAAGATGTTATTGGTAGTGTTATTTGTGAGGATTTTAATGTTGAAGATAGTCAATTAGCTATCTATGATACTAAAAAATTATCAAATCTGATTTCAATTTGTAATGGGGATTTGTTACTTGAATTAGAGAAAACAAACCAAATGTATACCAAATTGAAAATTTCAGATATGAACTTCAATTTGACTTATGCTTTGTCAGATCCTTTACTTATTAATAAAGTAGGTAGTGTAAATGTTCCCCAATATGTAGTTGAATTAGATCTAACTTCTGAAGATATTGATAATTTAATTCGTGCTAAAAGTGCTTTGGCTCAAATTGACAATATGCTTATTACAACTACTGAAAACATTGATGGTGAAGTGGTTTGTGAATTTGTATTTGGTGATACTCAAGGACACAATAACAAAATTACATACCAGATATCAGGGAATATTACAGCACAAAATATTAAATTACCATTTAATTCAGATATGTTTAAAACTATTCTCCAAGCAAATAAAGATGCTGAGGGTGGTACTTTAAAATTAAGTGAAATGGGATTAATGTGTTTAAATTTCCAAACAGATACAATTTCTAGCGAATACTTTATGGTTCGTAAAGCAGAAACAGAATTTTAATATATGTATAATCAACAAAACCGATACTTTAGGGAGTTAGTTTTGTTAAGTTTAACCCGCTGATCTTCGGACAGCACAAATTTAAAATGATATGAGTACATTATTTTTAGAGCGTAAGCTCACCCCATTCGATCTATTATTTAAAGACTTTTTTAAGTCCGAATTAGATTTTCAACCGGCTATTGACGCCAAATTTTCCCACCCAGTAGATATTTTTGAGAACAAGCACGGGCTTCATTTTGATATTGCCTGTACTGGTCTTTCTAAATCCGATATTGAAATTAATATCGAAGGAGACGTTCTTAGAATTTCCTACAATAAACCCAAAGATGAAGCTTGCTGCGAAACTAATGAGTGTAATTACATTCATAGAGGAATTGCTAAGCGTTCATTTAATTTAGGTTATAAAATTGCTCCTAAATTTGACCTCTCTAAAACAGAGGCAATGATGGAAAATGGATTGCTAGGAATTAGAATTCCATTTGCTGAAGAAGCTAAACCAAAAGCAATTAAAATTAAATAAGTAAATCACTCCCTAAAGTTGGTTTTGTCAAAAAGAATTTGTATATTCACGTTATAAACAAAAATTATGAGTTACACTATTATTAAAGATCCTGTAATCGAACCATTCCATCTTTCAAAAGACCAGTATTGTTATACTGTAGTTCAAACCGTTACTCCTGATCCTGCTAATTTAGAAAAAGGTAGTAAAGGTAAGACCTATGAAAAACCTATTGGTCATTATGGAAAATTATCTCATGCTCTTAGAGCAATTGCTAAATCTAAGTTAGATTTAAAGAGTGAGTACAATTCCATTATGGAGTACATTCATGAATGGCAACGTTTGCAAGAAGAAATAGAAGAATTATTTAATAGAATCGGAATATGAATTTAGAAGCATTGTACAATGCCGTAGTTGTAAAAGAACTTGAATCCCAAGAAACAACTTATGGCTCTATTATCGTCCCAGATATGGAGAACGATACAAACAAAGTAGTAGAAGTAGTAGCAGTAGGTACTGGGCATTATTCACTTACAGGTGATTTAATCCCTACCCAGCTTAAACCTGGTGATATTGTGGTACTTCCTACTATGGGCTTTACCCGTTTCCAACATGAAGGAAATGAATATTTTGTAGGTAAAGAAAATGAAATCCTAGCCAAAATTGGTAGTTCAACAAGTATTGAAGAAATTTTAGAACAAACAGAACCTTTTGAAAATGAGTAAAGTTATTGAATTTGGACCAGAAGCAAGAAAACAACTGGTCAACGGTATTGATAAATTAGCGGATGCGGTAGTAGCAACGCTTGGTCCTAATGGACGAAATGTGGTTATTTCAAATGACCAAGGTTATCCCCAAAGCACCAAAGATGGTGTAACGGTTGCTAAGTCTATTTCATTGAGCAATAATGTAGAAGAAGTTGGTGTCCAAATGGTTAAGCAGGCTGCTATTAAAACAGCCGATGGAGCTGGTGATGGTACTACTACTTCAACATTATTAGCTCGTGAAATGGTAAAGGCAGGCCTCCAACATTTGAATAACGGTGCTAATGCAGTTGAAATCAAACGTAGTATTGATAGAGCTGTTAAACAAGTAGTTAAAACTATTCGTGAAAACGCTGAAGAAATTTCATCTGAAGAACAACTAGAACAAATTGCAACTATCTCAGCCAACAATGATCCTGAAGTAGGTAAGCTTATTGCTACTGCTATGGATAAAATAGGTCGTGAAGGTATTGTTACTATTGAAGAATCTAAATCAGGTGAAACATACCTTGAAACTGTAGAAGGTATGCAATTCGATCGAGGTTATAAATCACATTATTTTGTTACTAATAATAACACTATGTCTTGTGGTTTAGAAAACCCTTATATTTTGATTGCTGATGAACGTTTCACTCAGGTAAAAGAGTTGCTACCTGTGCTTGAAGCCGTATCAAATACAAATCGCTCTCTTCTTATCATTGCTGAAGACATTGATAATGAAGCACTCGCAACGTTGATTGTCAACAAAGCCCGAGGTACACTTAAAGTATGCGCCGTTAAAGCTCCTGATTTTGGAGACCGTCGTAAACTTATTCTAGAAGATATTGCCACCATGACCGGCGGTCAAGTATTCTCTAAAACTAAAGGAATGAAACTTGATAAATTTGGTTGGGAATGGTTTGGTGAAGCACGAACCGTAAACATAACTAAAGATCAAACTACAATTGTAGATGGAAAAGGAACAGTGGAATCAATACAAACACGTATTGAAGAACTACAACAACAAATCGAACAAGCAACAACCCCGTTCGAAATCGAAAAACTCCAAGAAAGACTGGCGAAATTCACAGGAGGAGTAGCAATTATTCACGTTGGTGGAAACACAGAAACCGAAATGCGTGAGAAAAAAGACAGAGTTGATGATGCACTTCAAGCAACTAAAGCTGCTCTAGAAGAAGGTATTGTACCAGGTGGTGGTGCTGCTTTGCTTTATGCTAAAGGCGCTATTGAAGGAAACGACATTGGTGCTTTAATTGTAAAACAAGCTTGTGGTAAACCATTTGAACAAATTCTTATTAATGCTGGTTACTCTTCAACCGATGCTCAAATGATTGGTAAATATCAATTAGTAGAATCTGGTAATGATATTTGGGCAGGTTATAACTTAAAAACAGAATCAGTTGTTAATATGAAAGAAGCAGGCATTATTGACCCAGCTAAAGTAACTCGCACTGCACTTGAAAATGCTGCTTCAGTAGCAGGTACTGTCTTGTTAACAGAGTGTGTTGTTGTAGATGATCCCGAAGATAAAGAAGACAATAACAACCCTATGATGGGTGGAATGTTTTAATCCATGAAAAAGGAAAAACAAGAGTTTTTGGAAGTTATTGCTAACAGAGTACCACCTGGTGACAGGTGGACTCTTGTTGGTGATAATAAAATGCACAATTCACTTACTGAAGCACTAGAAGCTTGGTTTAGTAAAACAGGTGAAAAAGTAGAATTTAGGTTAGCTCCTCTTGATAGTAAATTGTATGTTATTAGAACTGAGGAAATTGAAATTAAACCTGAACCTCCTAAAAAGTTCAACATTTACGGAGATTACGAATGAGGGATACTGATATTTTTCTTGATGACCATCCTTTAAAAGGTGAAAAAATTATTGTTGGAGAACAAGAATACACAATTGGTAAAATATATCGTGTTCTCCACAGTAGAAGGTTGTATATTCAATTATTAAGGGGATCGATAGAAGTAAATTTCCCGTTACACGAAATAGCAAAAATATTATTTGATGAAGGACCACACTCTATTAGTTGAAAAATATCGTTCTAAAGTATTAGACGAATATGTTGGGAATGAAAATATTAAAAAAACCATTGCTCAATACTTAAGCCAAAATGATATCCAAAACCTAATATTTTATGGACCCGCTGGAACAGGTAAAACAACTCTTGCTAAACTCATTGTTAAAAATCTTGATTGTGATTTCATTTATATCAATGCCTCAGATGAACGTGGTATTGAAACGATTAGAGATAAAGTATCGGGATTTGCGTCATCGGCTAGCTTTAAACCACTTAAGGTGGTCATTTTGGATGAAGCTGATTTTCTTACTATCCAAGCGCAGGCTTCGCTCCGCAATGTCATTGAAACGTTTTCGCGTACAACAAGATTTATCTTAACTTGTAATTATGTAGAGCGTATTATTGATCCTTTACAATCACGTTGTCAAACACTTAAAATAGTACCTCCATCAAAGCAGGATATTGCTTATCATCTTATAAATGTTTTAAAAGAGGAAAAAGTAGATTGCACTGCTGATGATTTAAAAAGCATTATAAATCAGTATTATCCTGATATTCGTAAAATGCTTAATACTATTCAATTATCAATTCAAGGTGATGAGGTAGTAATAGATAAATCAATACTTGTATCATCTAATTATATGGCTCAAGTACTTAAAGAATTATCTAAGTCAAAACCCAATTGGAGAGAAATTAGACAAATTATAGCAAATGCTAATGTTCAAGATTTTGAGGAACTTTATCGTTATTTGTATGATAACGCTTCTGTATACGCAGATGGAAGAGAAGGAATGGTTGCTATTTACATCAATGAGTATAGCTATCAGGCTAACTTTAGAATTGACAAAGAAATTAACGCATTAGCCCTTATTGCTAAGTTAATTGAATTAAAATGAAACATTTCTTAAAGTTCTTATTAATTTGGATAAGCCAAAATTTGGCCATACCGTTCTGGATGATAGGGCATGTTCATTTAATGACAAATGTATATGAAGACTTACACGAAATAATCGCTAGTGTAGGTATGAATATTTTAGTAGCGATTGGATTTATTTTAGACTATAAACAAACAAAAAATGGCACAACAACCACAGAATCTTAACATTAATGTTGATTTGAAAAACACTCAACCAATTACATCTTCTACTGGAGGTAAAGTATTTTCTGAAGGAGTTATTCTTCGTAAAGTATCTAAATTTGTAGCTGGTACTACCGAAGATGCTATTATGCCTATTCCTGTATTTTATGATGTACAGACAGGTGAAGTAGTAAAAGAAATGCTCCCAAAAGATCTACAAGATGAGTTCACCCAAGACAATATTTGATTGGTTAAACGAAATTACAATTACAAAAACTCCTCCTGAAAAAATCAGCGAGGAGTCGTGGGAAAAATGGAATTCTTACATGATACATAGATATTTATCTATGAACATGGGTTACATTGAGATTGTGAATTATGTTCAAAAGATTAATCCACAAAACAAACAACAAATTTATTCCATTTACCGCGAAATGATCCCAAAAAAGAAACTCTGGCTTAAGTACATTAAAAACGAAAACAAAAGAAATTATCAAGAATTAGCAGAATATATAGCAGAATACCTTTCATGTAGTTTAGGTGAAGCTGATCACTATATTGATATTTTAAGAAAAGAAGGTGTACGTCATATTCTTTGGAACATGGGAGTAAACGAAGAAGAAGCAGATAAATTAATTAAAAAAGCAAAACTATGAGTAAATTAGCAGATATGCTTTACAAATCAGCTGAAGCTGATAAAGCTAAAGCATTGTTAACTTTAGATCTATTAGAAAATAGAGCAGCCGGTATTGGGGATCATTCAACAGCAGATTTTTATAACAATGCTGAGGAAGCACTTCAAATGCTAGTTGATGCTGATGATAGACTTAAAGCAATTGACAAATATCTAAAAACAAAAACAGTTATTTAACATTATAAAAATTAGTTATGGGAAGTATTACTTCAAAAATCTCCGATATGCTTGGAGAAGAAACACTACCGCTTTACAATAGTCAAACTGGTGAAGAAAAAGCCATACGTGATTTTGAAAAAACATATCCTCTTTTAGCTCAAAACTGGAAGGATATTCAAAAAGAACAATATGTTCTATTTGCTCGTAAAATGATGGATTATGGACTTTCAAACATTGCTTTGGGTTCTAATCTTGAAGAAAAAGAAGATGTTGAATTATCACTTACTGGCATTTGGCTTCGTATTAACGATAAGATTAATCGTTTGAAGAATTTATTAAAACGTAAGGGGAGAAATTACGTTACAGATGAACCTATGATTGATAGTTTTTTAGATATTGCTAATTATGGCATTATTGCTATGTTGGTAATGAGGGACCAATGGAAAAAGTAATTTATGGAACCTTGGCATAGAAGAATTATCGATGAGAAATACCACTATCTAAGAAGTGTTAACTCAGATATTAGTGAATTTTTCCCAGTTATTGAAAAATATACCCGTGAATGTGATTCAGTCCTAGAATTAGGAGTAAGATGGGTTACTGGTACTTGGGCTTTTCTTTATGGTTTAAGAGAAGAAAATAAAGATTATCAATTACCTAAAAAATATGTAGGCATTGATATTGACCCTATTGAAAAATGGGATGCTAGTGCCCCTGAATTACTTAAAAGGGGAGCAGAACAAAGAAATATCGATTATAAATTTATTCAATCAGATGATTTAGACCCTCGGATTATTCGTACTCTACCTAATTTTGATCTTATTTTTATAGATACACTCCATACTTACGATCAAGTAAAAAGAGAATTAGAGGCATACCATTCTAAAGCTAATAAGTATATTATGCTTCATGATACTACTTCTTTTAGATATGGTGGATTTGAAGGAGATACTATTGGAATTTGGCCTTCCATTACAGAGTTCTTATCTTCACACCCTGAATGGGAAATGTGGGAAACTCTCCCTAGTTGGCCCGGAATGACTGTTTTAAAAAGAAAATGATAGTAGGAGAATATACTTACGGAGCTAAAGAATATATTAAAACTCGAAGTTGGGATGAGGGAGCTCAATTGAAAATAGGAAAATTTTGTTCTATAGCAGATAATATTGAAGTATT